GTGCCTCAACACAACCAGGAATGTCCACGATAGGCACACCGATCTGGTTTGTGATAGGAACAGGGACTTGTAAAGCTTGTGGTGGTTCTAACAAATAATCAGGGGTGAAAGGGATACGAATGATATCAATATCCCCACCCTTGATTTGAATATCAGGAATTTCCATTAACAATCATTGAATTCACTACCAATTTCAGATCCAATATCAGAACCTACTTGCTGACCTAAGAGTAACGCCCATCCACCTGCCAACCATCCAATGTAAGGGATGCCAGACAGTGCGGGAACTGCTACGCCTGCGGCAATAGCACTACCTGCCATTGCACCTTGAGACCGTGCGCCAGCGTCCGCCCTGATACACTCTTCGCTTTTTGCAAGGGACTTTCCCTCAGCATCCTGCGTTGTGGCACCTCCGATATTACGAATGCCATCCATTGTGTATTGTTGGAAACCATATTCACTGCGTCTCTCAACATTAGGTCCAAACAATCCTTTCTTATGCTTAAGCAACTCTAGAGATTTCTCTGAGTTTAGAATAGCAGGATCATTTGCTTTGTATTTGATTGAGTATCCATCAGGTCCAGCATGTAATTCATAAGATGAATAATCACCTTTGGGAATATTAATGGTAGGGACCTGTGGTGTTTGTGGTTGCCTCAGTATATAACCAAGTAAACCTACATGTGATACAGCGAACAGAGCACCAACAGTAGCAACAAAGATCTTAAACCCAGACGGTTTTTCTTTATGTTGCTCAGTGGTTACTTCTTTCTCACTGCTGAATAAGTTCATGGCATCATAGGTAGAGCAGGACCAGTTGCTTCAGGTAACTTAGGAACTGCTGCATCCAGCATACCAGGGAGAGCACCAGCAATTGCTTCTGCTGCTGCCTTAGCTACCTTTTCTCTTGCGTTCTCAGCGATTGCTTCTCTGTTTAGGTAAACATAAGTGCCACCACCGACGATGCCTGCTGTTCCAATGAACGACAGGACTGCGAGTACATTAATTACTTTCTGCATTTTTTGTTTCCTCTTTTTTACCAATAGACGGTGCTTTCTTTGGAGCGGATCCGTTCTTGGCAGGAGACAATCCGAACGCAGCTAAGGATCCAGAAAACACGGATGCGATAAAGGTTGGATCAAAATCTAGAATCTTTTGACCATTGGGCAAGCGAACGTAGCTGAATGTAAGAAGGGATGCAGACCAAATAAGGACTACAACTTTCACTAGATTACCAAGAACTTCACTTTTATCTTCATCGTTATCCTTCTCTTCAACTACGACTGGTTTTGTATCAGTCATGTTGTTAAGGTTAGGCATCTCTATTTATCAGCAAGCCATCAATACACAAGGAACACAATAACTTCCATCTGCATATGTGGCAGAGACTGTAGTGCTAGTCACCTTGGCAACAGTTTTAGATCTTACAATATCATCATCTTGTGGTTTAGCAGTGCCATCGCCAGCAGACATCAGTAAATCACCTCGTGCAACTGTTGTTCCCTGAGCAATACGGATAACAAAGTCACCCGTCATTGCACAATAGAAATCGTTGATGTAAGTTTCATCGTCATCATCCCAACCTTGGAACACACCAGCAACATTACGATCACCTTCAACATCACTAACTTTCATGCGGTTTAACTGTTCATTGTCCTCTTCTCCCCATTCACACATCTCATCAAGGTTGCTCAGTACAGATCCACGCAAGATTTCTGTACGTTCAGCATTACCAGGAAGTTGCGACCAACGACTTAGGTGAGCGCCATTATATGAAATAGTGCCACCAGAAACTGAAATGCTTCCTTCTGAAGAGTTTTGCCCCCTGAAATCAACTAAAGTACCATCATTGCCTAATCTGTTAACAAGCAATGCTGGTCCATTAGTTCTGCTGCAGAGAAATTCGCCTGTTGAACGCGCCACAATCCCTTTAACTGTAGTGCCATTGGATGTTGTGCCAAATAAACAATTTCCAGCAAATATAGCATCACCATTCATTTTCAGCGTGATGTTGGCACCAGTAGGATTAACATCTCCAATGTTCTGAACAGTTTCACCCAAGTACCAAGCATCTCGTCTCAATGTTGCCCTGTATTCACCAGAGGTTGGACGATTGAAGTTTAAGTATCTCTGTGTTGATGCATCAGATCCATTGATATAAACCTCGTTATCAAATGAACCACCAGTGCCTGCTGATAAAGTACCAGCACAATTAACATTACCATTACCAAAAACTTCAAACGTGGTAGTACCAGTGTCGTTATCACCAGTAAAAGTACGACCACCAGCGTTTAGGTTTCTGGCATATACAGCAGATCTATTTGAAAGAGAACCTGAGTCTGAATAAGCAATCAAACCATACTCAGAGTTAGCGGAGGATCCACTACCAATAGTTAATTGATCAGCAAAACTAGCTGCACCATCAGCTGTGAAAGCTGCTGTGACTGTAACTCCATCACCAGCATAATTTAAAAGTGTATTTGCTGATCCTGTTTTTCCGCCAGCACCATTTATAACTACTCTTTGATCTCCTTGAAGAACTCCACCAAATTTTGAAGTGCCACCAGTCCAAATCAACTCATTACTAGCATTAATCTCAAGACTATTGCTACCCTCAATCAATCTATCTGCGGGAGTAACACCTAGACCAATCCACTTTGCTCCATCCCATTTGTATGTGATAGATCCAGCAGTGAATGTATCATTTGTGCTGGGACTTGAGGGAAAATTGATTGCCATTTATCTGAATAGATCTAGTGTCTCCAGATCTATTTATCTATCAGATATTCCTTCTTCCATCAGTGACATACAGAGCACCGCCATAAATGTATCCACTACTTTGTTGTGTAGATTGCGACCCATCTAGCGATACTTCACCACCAGAATTACTGTCTGCACAGGAAACTCTAAAATGAACATCAGTATCATCAAGATAACCACCAATACTAGTTCTATTAGGATGATTAGACAAGCTTGGAAGCACACCTTCACATCCACTGACCCAAACTGAACCATTCACTCTAACTGGATAAGTCATATCTATTTTCCATGGCAAGTTATTAATTTTCACGCCATAACTACCGTTATTGGTTCTACTACTCCATTGATAACTGTATGTTACCATCACCATTCTTCCACATCTTTGCCAAAATCCACCACTGTTACTAGATCTGGTGTGATCTCCTAGGTTTGTAATTTGTGGTTCCCAATAACCATGCTCAAGTAAATTTTCACCGTATGCCATCTCTCCTAGCATACTGTTTAGTGGGATATCATTAGGTCCCGATCCAATATTGATTGTCATTTGTTTTAAGAGGTAGTAACTGCAGCTAGTTGAGCATCGGTAAAGTGCTCCTTGTAATATTTAACAGATCTAATGATACCAGCATGAGGTTGACCAAAAGAAGCAGATGCTCCAATAAAACATCTAGTTAAATCTGTTCTCAAAGAAACACTTGTATCTGGTCCTCCCTGAGAAACGCCATCAACAAAGAAACGAACATCATTTGCTTTGACTCTCAAAGCAATTCTATACAACTGATCTGGGACATAAGTTATAGGACTACTAAAATTCCACTGGTCAGTGACACTTGTTAAAGAACCCCAAGTAGCAATATCAGCAGGTCCTCCATCAAATCTAATTTGATATGCTTTATTCTGGTTATCATCAGAAGGAACCATCATCATGAGGTGATGGTTAGTTCCTGTTTCGTAATGATTTCGTGGACCATATGCTTCAATAACCCATGTCCCACCAGTAGGACAATAGAATTGGGAAGCATCGTGACAAACTAATTGATCACCACTGCTTCCCGTTTCATTAGCACCAGTAGTTTCAATATAAGAAGTACGCCAACCACGAGTTAACTGAGGTCCCCATAAGTAGAAGTAGTTACTGGTAGATCCAGTATAAGAAGTAAAGTTCTCAAACATGATATAGAACAAACTAACTGTAGTACCAGAAGAATTAGCTATCATGGTAATTCTATACCAATCATCGGGGTATTCCTCAATATGATAAGTCTCAACGCTAGAAGATTGTTCTAACAATGTTCCATTAGTAAGATCAACATTGATGTGTGGATTAACTGAACCAGGATAATTATCAGATCCAGAAAGGTGAAGTCTTATTGTTGTTCTTGTTCCACGCCTCGCCCAAATAGAAGCACAGATTCTTCCATTATAAGTCAGACCATCATCAAAAGCAAAGTGATGAATACCATTAACACCAGTTTCTGTAACTTTATTAGCTCTATTTCCAGCACCAGGATCTTTTACATCTGGTGTGCTGCTGTTGAATGCTACGTTGGTAGAAGAATCAAGATCATTATTGATGTTGCTGGAATCTCTAACATAATTTTCCAAAGGAGGTTCAGTCAACAAACCTAAACTCTCACCAGTCATAGGATCGTGAGTGAACCTAGGTGTATGTTGATGGACTAACTCTACATGTCCAGAGGCATTGACTAGAGCAGATTTGTTTTGATTGGTATGATCTCTTTGAAACTTAAATCCTATACCAAGTCTTTTGCTGTTAGCAAAATCTAGATTTAAAGCTGGTCTATATCCAGGAATATTTGTACCGTCCAGGATAATATCGGATGAATAAATTGGCATCTCTTATGCTACCTCTGTAAGATTAAACTTATACTTCTTACCGTTCCTTCTATTTATTAGGAAGAGGTCGTCTTCACCCTCTTGAATCGTGTACTGACCCCAGGTTCCATCTACTTCGTTAGCAGATCCTTCGTTAGATAATTGAAGGTCAGCAGAGTAGATGTTGGCAAAGCGTAGTGATGCTGAACCAAGATCTTGTGTAGCATCAGCACCAGGAGTAATGTTTCCAACAGAACTTATACGCAATCTTTCTGTGATATTTTGTCCTGTTTCTTTTGTGAAGAAAGAAATTCTACCATCATCATTAGCACTTGTTTGTGTAGTGCCTTTAATTTGAGCTACTATAGTTGAACCATTCAAATAATTAATTCTACCTAAGTCAAAATCACTATTAGTGGCAGCAGAACCATTTCCTAACCAAAGGAAACCAGCCGAAGAAGCATCGGCACCAGAAATAGAAACGTTTGTATAATTTCCACCAGTTACAGTCCATGGTGGGACATCTCCAACAACTAGATTTCCTTTTAAATTAGTAAATCCTTCAACAACTAGATCAGTTGCTGTTCCGTTTGGTGAGGCATCAACCCACTGAGAACTGTTGGTATCAGTATAGTATACGAACATGCGTCCGTCGTCTGTGTCGTACCAGAGGTCTCCAGGATTAGCAGTAGTAGGAGCAGCGGATTGAACAGCAGCTCCGCCACCGATCTTACCCCAAGCATTTCCGTCGTAGCCTTCAAATGTAGTGGTCTCAGTGTTCCAGCGTAATTGTCCTGCTTCTGCTGTTGGTGCGCCAGTTTGTCCAGGTTGCTGTGCATTTGTACCACCAGGAAGTTTTAGATATCCAGTGCCATCAAAATCAGCATTACCAGATACTGTGAGTGAAGTTAGTGTACCAATTGAAGTTAGAGAAGATCCAGTAACACCAGATCCAAGAGTCGCAACAACACCAGTGCCAGCAGTAGGTCCAATCTGAGTCAGACTCAGCATTTGACGAGCATTTCCAGAACCGTCAATGATGTTATAGGTCTTACCAGCAGCAACCTCCATGTCCTCAGAAGACTGCCAAGCATCATTAGCATTGGACCATGTAAATGTATGATCTGAAGGAGAACCTTTCAGGATAATACCACCGCCATCAGCTGCGGTATCAGAAGGACCAATAGCACTGAACGTTGGCGTACCAGATCCAGTTACATTATTAGATAGTGTTGCAGTGTTACCTGTAAGAGTGAGGATAGTTGTATTGTTCGGAACACTAACACCAGCTGTGTTAGATGTAACAACCATGCCAGGGATGAGACCCAGAGTTGGAGAAATAGAACTGATGTTTGCAGATCCATCAGTAGTTGTACATGTAAACTGGGTACTTACAACCTTTGCGAGTTCAATGTTTTTATCTGCTACCTCAAGAACGTTTGATTGAACTGTCGTTGTGACACCATTAACTACAAAATCTCCTTTGACAGTAAGACTACTGTTAACAGTAACATCATTGTTTAGAGTAACATCAAAGTTAGAGTCACCTTTGATCCAATATTCAGTACCAGATCCAATGACGAGTTGCCTATCTCCAGAAGCATTCTGTGGAGAATAAGTAGCATCGTTGATTGGATTGGTGCTATCAGCAGGACCAATCAGAACATTACCACTACCAGTAACATTGTATCCAGCATAAAATCCAAGACAAACGTTTGCATTTCCAGTAGTATTTGTTTCTAATGCATTAGCTCCAACCGCAGTGTTATTATCTCCAGAAAGATTACCAAGCAACGTGGAACGACCCACTGCAGTGTTAGCATCTCCAACACCATTAGATCTTAATGTTTGATATCCAAATGCAGTGTTTCCAGCACCAGAATTAGCTGTAAATAAAGATTGATATCCATAACCAGAGTTCTGAGATCCAGCAACAATAGAGAATAAAGTTTGTACACCAACTGCTGTATTTGTTCCAACTGCACCATTTCCTCTACCAACTGTCATTGGATCGGATGTTCCACCTCTAATCAAGATGTCAGAGTTAGCAACATCAATCCTAGCATTACATGTAAAGAGATCAGTGTTTGCTTGTCCAACTGTAAGATCTTTTTCTACAACTAGATCTCCACTAATATTTGTAGTACCAGATTGATTGCCAATATCAATTTGAGTTGCTGCACCACCAAACTGGATAGACTGAGCACCAGAATTGATAAGGGCAAAACCAGTAGAAGTTGTGGTAATACCAGTTAAAATTACAGGATTTGTTTGGAATACAAGATCATCTGTACCAGTAGTACCAGAGATGAGTGTGCGGAGTTGAGTTGCTGTAGTAGAAGCAAATGATGCAAGTGTATCAGATCTATAAGCAACGTCACCACCAACTCTAAAGTTTACATTAACATTTCCTGTACCATTATCAGATGTAAACGTCAGATCATTATTAATATCTACTGTCTTACCAGATTGAATGTCAAGAACAGCAGAAGCGGTAGAAGTAATCTCAAGTCCATTAACAGAAGTTGCAGTGGCAGCACCAAGAGTTGGTGTTGTAAATGTAGGATTAGTTAAAGTTTTATTTGTAAGAACTTGTGTCTCATTCTCTGTTACAAATCTATTTTCAGCAGATCCATCATATGATCTCCAATATCCACCAGTTTCGTTCCATTGTAATTGCTGATAAGCAGTAACGACACCACTACTATTGGTAATTCTATTAACCTGAATACCGCCATCAGCTCCAGTGATAGAATTTCCTTTTCTCAATTCAATGATGTTATCTTCTACCTGAAGAACACTTGTATTGAAAATTGTTTGAGTTCCTTCTACGACAAGATCACCATCAATAGTTACTGTAGTTCCGTCATCCGTAATGATACTATCAGACAACTGACTATTACCATTGTCCCATTTCATCACAGTGTTTCCACTGAGGTTATTATAATTCTTTAGTCTAAAGTTAGTTCCTTGTAGGATCAAACCACCATTAGAAGGAGCACCTAAGCTAGCACCTGTATCACTGTTTAAAGAATCAATTTCAATTTCAATCTGACCACTATTATTTGTAGTTTGTCTAATAGTTGTAGCACCAGCTTGCTTAAAAATAAAGTCTCCTGCTTGTGGTGTAATAGGACTTCCATTATTATCACTACCAACTTTAGTAACAGTATTTGTATCTGTGCTATCAATTAAAATTGTATTTCCAGACTGAGATACTTGAACATTTCCACCAAGAGCACTACCACCCTCAATAGAAATTTGTGTTGTTGATGTTCCTGATGTAGATGGTGTATATGTACCAGTAGATCCACCACGAATTTGAGTTACAGTATCACTAGAAGTGTATGTGATTGTAGGATCACCATTACCATCAACTCCCTGTGCTACGGTAGTTCCAGTCCCATCCAAGAAAGTAAATAAACCTTGCTGTGTATCAGCAGGACCATATGTACCACCAGATCCTGCACGAATTTTAGTTCTAGTATCAGTATCTAACGCATCAATGTTAACCGTGCTACCAGTCATGGTAACTGTAGCAGCACCAGTAGACGTAAAGTTAATTGCTCCAGAAGTTGCAGAACCACCAGGAGCGTTGATTGTTGTAATGGTGTTATTATCTACAACGTGTCCAGTTAAGGTAAGTGTGTTACCCGATCTGTCTATGAATAAAGATAGAGCATTTGACCCAGATGGAACACTAGATGGAGATCCTACAACAAAAGAAATATCAGCATCAACACCTGATCCAAAATTTCCACCAGATGTTAATCTAAAAATTTTCTCAGAAGCAGAATTTCCATCCTGTGCTGAGAAAGAATAAGTTGTATTATTATCTGGAGTAGTTACTGATCCACCAAGAGGAATTGTAATTCCGTTTACATTAATTCCAGGATTAACAAGAGCACTATTAGGAATATTTGTTAAGGTATTTAAACTACCAGAAATAGAACAAGTTTCAAATGTTTTGTTGGTAATTGTTTGAGTCTGGGTTAGATAGACATCACCTGGAGTTCCCCAAAAAACTGTCGTTCCATTGCTAGTTAAATATTTGCCAGCACCAGTGTCTCCACTAACAATAACGCCATTGCCAGTGAGGTCTAAATTGTCACCCGATACAAGTTCTTCAATCTTCTTGGATACAGAGTTAACAATTAACGGAAAACGATCAGCCATTTAACTTGCCAGTTGATACTAGTGCTCTTGTTTATTTATGCCTTATGAAATAATGATCTGTCCTACCATTCCACTGTGGAACTGACAAATGTAATAGTATGTTCCTGGTGTTACACCTGTTGTGTCCCAGGTAACAGCTGCGTTGACAGATCCTTGACCAGTAATTGTTCCTGTAGAAACTTGATTACCAGTTCCCGTAGTAGCAGATGTCTTTACAAAAAATGGATGTCCAGATGCGTTGACATTGAATACTAATGTATCACCAGCATTACAATTAATTGTTGGATCATTTGCATTACTATGCGATGTGGTGGAATCGGTTCCAGTAAATGTATAATGAGAAGCTCCACTGTTTCCTACACTGAATGTGTATGTCTGTGATGCTGGTGTAGATGGTCCAGGAATAGGTCTAAAGAAACTAGAAGCTCTTGGAAAAGTCAGTCCAGTAGTTCTATTGCCTGTCTGCTGCTGAATATATCCAGAAGCAGGTCTTGGATTTTGCATGACAAGATACTTGTTTGGACTTCCTTGACTACAAGTATCGTCATCTAGTGTTCCACCAGCAACATCAAAAGTCATGTCACCATAAACACTATTTTTAGTTAGGTATCCCAAAGCATCTGCTTGTGTAAATCTAGGTTTACCAGAAGCAACACAAGCAATCACACCACAAACCTGTGGTGATGCCATACTAGTTCCTGGGATGGGGTAATAAAAATTTCCTGCAGCATATTTTCCATCAGCAAATCCACCAGTGTTTCCAAACGAAGAAAGAATTTGATCACCAGGAGCAAAGACATCAACACCAGGTCCAAACATACTGTAAGTAGATCTTCTAAACTGAGAATGATCTGATAGAGCACCTACAATAATAGAACCGCTATCAGGAGTATTAGGCCAAGACCCTCTATTATAATAGAAAGAAAAGTTCTCTCCATTTTTCAAAATTGTAAGATAATTATTATAATTAATATCATTAACTTCTGCTACTAAAAGATTATCATTACCAGCAGAACCAATGACTACAACACCATCATCAATTGCATCCTGAACATCAGCAGCGATTGAAGAACTATATGCTGGATAAGTATCAACACCAAATCTTACACCAAAATCAAATTCTACTCCAGCTTCAGTCCACCCAGATGGTCCAGGATTATTAGGATCATATGTAATTCCCTGAAAATGAACAGCAAGTAAGTCAGGAAAATCTAATCTGTAAATATTATTTCCCTCACCATCAGTTCCTTTAATTGGCATGTAATGAATACCACCATAACTGTGGTTAGTAATCGTAGGATTTTTTAAACCTGTAGCAGGGTTTACTGCCTTATTTAAATGAAACGCTCTCAAATAATCAAAGATTAAAAGACCACCAACAGATTGACCACTAACCCACGGATCTGTTGTAGCGATATTGTAAATAGTTGCTTCGTTCGCCCAACCATAATGTCTACCTGCTGCAGTTCCAGTTACATGAATACCATGATACTGTGGTGTACTACCATTATCTAGATATGTAATTGTTCCTGTTGGAAGTGTTTGTCCATCATCGTCAATAGATGCAACAGCACTATTCAATTCATTGAACCATTGATACTGTACAAATCTAGAACTTCCTGGTGCTGATAAACTTTCCCATTCACCGCTATCAAATGATACAGGATCATCTACAATAACGACATCTACATGTCTACCGCCATTATGAACTTCTATAGTGTCTCCTGCAAATTCTTCAATTGGCGAGTATGTTCCATCTCCCCAAGCACCTTTCCTTCTCTGGATCTGATCGCCAGCACAATGAAGATGCCCCCACTGTCTTAAGTCAGGGTTGATCGTAGATGCTACAGGACCATCTTTCCAAAAAGTTCCAGTGATAGAATATGGTTCGTTATTTATTACTTGCCTTTTGACATGAAAACTATCCTCTGCTTCAACTCCCCATACTCTAGGATCTTGACGTAATTTTTCTGCTTGCTCCTCTGTCATTCTATAGTGTGTGTTCCTACTCATAGGACGCTTCATCACTAGAGGAAAATTACTCAATTCCATCTCACTGTAAAACTGCTCTAAATCCTCACGTTTATAGAGCGTTACGATGTAGACTTTATCTTCCATATCAAGCCTCTAGTTGTAAGTAAGTAAGAGTTACACTAATGTTTGCTGTAGAACCACTTTTGTTTACAATTTTAGCATATGTTGTAGCTATACCAGAGGAGTTAAAACAAATACTAGCAGGAGTAATTGATTGTGTTGCAGAACCTGTGGTAATTACCTCAGCAAGAACACCAGAACCAGGAGTAGGATCGGTAGTTTCAGATCTACTAGCGTCAGCAGTTCTAGCAGCAGTTGATGTATAAAGTGTCACCCATGCAGCATGTGATGTTTCAATACTATACAATGCAAATCCTTTTGCAGTTGAGATAGAAACATCAACTGAAGCACCATTAGCAATAGACTGTGTTACTTGTGCAGTCTGTCTAGATTGCAATCCAATTGTTGCAACATCACCCCATCCAACATTACCAGCACCATCACTAATCAAAGCTTGTCCGATGGTTCCGTTAGATGTTGGGTAAGTCAATCCACCAGCGGTAAGTGCTCCTGTAATTGTTGCACCATTTGTTGTGGTCTCAAATTTTGTGGTTCCACTCCAACTTAGTGTACAAGAACCATTTGTAGAGAAAGTTGCTTTTGTCTGAGTTCCTGTAGAGTCAAGAATATTAATGTCTGTACCCCAAATATTAAGAGGACCGAATCCATTCTCTCTAATATTAGATCCAGAAGTTGTGTTGTGAAAAATCTGTAGGTCAAATGAAGCACCAAGTTTAATTGATTGGTTATCAGGAACTTCTATATCATTTGCACCCGTTGAATTTCCTCTAGATAAAACTGTCTGAAGAGTATCTGCTTCTTGTGATAAAAGAGGAGTAAGATCAGGAGGAGTGTAGGCAAAAACGCCAGTGTTATTATCATAAGAAAGAGATGCAGTGCCAGCAGGATTTGTACTAACACTAAAAAGAGTTCTATCAGTTGCACTAGCACCAGCGCCTGCTGCTTCCCACGACGATCCATTCCATGCGTAAATAATACCCGCTACATTATAGGTGTATGAACCGTCAGTTGCCTGCCCTGCTGTTGAGGGAAAATTAATTGCCATTTCTTAAGATGCTCCTTCCGTTATTATTTAGAGTGGGTATACAGCAATAGAAGCGTACCAGTCTGTTGCTACTACAGATGATGTTAAATTATACACATAAAAATCAATACGATCTAAGTGCTTACGAATAGAAGGTGCGTAGATATGACCATCTGTACTAGGATCAGTTACTGTAATTTGTACCGCATATTCCTCAGCAGATACAAATGATGTGGGGAAAGTCAATCTAACATAAGCATTTTGGAATCCTCCACCACCATCAGCAGGTCTTATTGTTGCAGTTAAACTATTAGATGCGCCACCACCACCGTGCCATGTAATGTTAGATCCAAAATTCCAAAGTTGAACCATGCCAATATATAAAGGTGAGTTTGGAGCTTGTAGTGGAGGAGATGTATCAACCCACTGCGAGCTATCAGTGTCTTGATAGTAAATCTTGAGGCGACCAGTGTCACTCTCCCACCATAGATCACCAGCAGATGCAACAGGTGCTGTATCCGAAATAGTAACACTAGCACCGCCGCCACCGCCAGTAGGAGCTGCAGGTGCCCAGTTAGAACCATTCCAAGTTAGTACATCATTTGTATTTGGTGTGGTAGCAGATACATCTGCAAGATCACTAAGAGCAGATCCAGTATCTAATAGTTGTGTCCAGGCACCAGCATGTGCAAAATATCCATGACCTTCTGCATGAACATGAGCAAACATACCATGATAAGTAGTTGGATTGACAGCGTTGAGTGCTGTTAGATCAGCAAAATTATTAGAATAATAAATTTTACCAGTAGTTGTAATGTCTGTAGTAGTTGTTGCACCTCTACCAGTTACAGTAGCAAGAGTATCTGCTTCCGCAGTTAAATATCCAGCAACGCTGTGGTCTCCCCAGTTGTAAGCGGTGTTCCAGTTAGCAATGTTAGTTCCTGTGATACCTCCAGCAGCAGAAGCAGTAAATACAGGATCAGTTTCTGTGTAACTAGTCAGATATGTAGGAGTCCAGTTCTCCCATCTAGCATTAGCAACACTATATTTTAGAAGTTGTCCATCCTGCAAAGTTGCAATAGTAACATCACTATGACTACTAATAGAACCTGTTGATGTCAAATAACCAGCAGTCGCATGGTCACCCCATCCATATGCTGTGTTCCAATTAGTAATATTCTGTTGTAGAATATTGTTGGCAGGAGACGCTGTAAAAACTGGATCAGTTTCAGACGAAGTGAATTGGAATCTACCTAGAACTTTCCAGGTTGTTCCATCCCAAGTCCAAGTAACACCACCAAATGTATACGTGTCGTTAATATTTGGCGATGCAGGAAAATCTAATGCCATTTTTACATGCTACTACTCTTCTGATGTATTTAGTTATCTGTTGTAGTAACCTCTTGGGAAGAGCAATCCACGATGAGGTCTCCTTCCCGTGAGAAGACCTCTTTCAGATTTTCTAGATCCTGTAGTAGGAGATGTAAGATCAGTGATATTAAAATTAGTTGGAGCATCAGCAGTGCTACTTACTCTAGATACAGAAGAATACGTGGGAGAAATAAACCCAGTAGCAGTTGACGCTTTACCGTATTTTGTTTGATCTATACCTGTCACAGCAGTAGTTACTGTTCCATAATCAGCTAGTGTGATGTTTGCCATTAGGTTGTCCTCGCCATGAATAGCATTCCGATTGTGGAATTATTAGTTACATTGTCAAGTCCATTTTGTTGTGTTTGATATGAAGCTTCAATAATTTCATAAATTTCAGATCCACTAACAGTTACAGTGTCTCCAGTTCTGAATGCTACCAGACCAGGAGTTGTTGCTACTTGCAGCATGACAAAATCATCTGGTAAGTAGTAAGGACATGGTAGAAGTTTATTTGAAATTGGAAGACCTTTAATTGGTTTGTAATAGTTAGCAGAAGCACTTATTGATTTTCCACCGTAGTTATCATATGCACTGTTTCTATAATAAGTTACCACATCAGTGGTGCCGCTGTTGCTTGTGTCAATATTACATGTAAAATAAGTAGTAATTCTGACACTATTTGAATCACTAGTATCTCTCAAGTAACCATAAGTTGCTGCTCTACATTTGCTACTACCACTAGCAATATTTGCTGGTTCTTGATAATCTCTGTAATATTCATAACCAGTATCACCATATACAAAATTAACTTCTCTGGTTCCTGTTGTAATTTCGGTTAGAGCATCTTGATATACATAATCTAAATCATATACATCAGCACCAAATCCAGAACCCTTCGCCAAAGTAAATGCTGCATATGGTTGAATGATTCCATTAATTACTTGAGCGAATTGAATGACAGCAAAGTTGGTATCCTGAGGAGATTGTGCTCTATAGACTCTAATCTGTAAAGGATATGCTGTTGGAGTTGAATTACTTGCATAAGTAAGAATTCTATTTTCTGAATCATTACAATTTCTCCTAACGTTTTGATGACCAGTGGAATAATCCAATCCAATTTCACCCTCATAAATTCCAAAAGCAGTTAAATCAGATGATGTACTAAGATAATTAATTCCAGCACGATTTAAGTAATCAAAATTACTACCACTAGTAACACACATTTTATAATCATTATTTGGATCAAATCCAAAACCATAATATGTTGTGCCATATGCCTTAGCAGCATCATGCTCTACTCTAACAACACCATAATATCCTTGAGGATGTTTCTGCCAGAAATTAGATCCAGCACCAAGATTTGTTACACCAATAGAAGCAATACCATCAGCAGCACCATTTGACGTTTCATCAGTATTAGTACCAAACACTAAATCGTTTGCTGGTGATGCTCCACCAATCGCAGTTCCTGGGATAGTAAATGAAGCACCATCAGTCCAACCAGATCCAATACTATTGATAGTAACACCAACAATATAAGGTTGATGATACCACTGATTTCCTCTATAAATTCTTAGTTTTAATTCAGATCTACCACCATCAGCAGGAACAGTATACTTCCAATAAGGATTGTATCTAGAGGTTCCATTGTTAGAAATGAATGGTTCTAGAACAATCTCCCCCTTCATAGAAGCGTTTGTATCATTAGCATAAATGTATTTTACAATTCCTTCGTCACCAGTAGAAGTTCCAACTCCTTCACCTACCCATCTATTAGGACGCAACACCGCATCTTCAGTCTGTCTATATCCCCTAGTGTTCCAGACTGTTGTAGTAGTTCCTTGTCCTGTTGGATCAGCTTGCCAATTTACATCATATTTAGCTAAGAGATTTGCAGCATCATATGAATCATTATTGTAGATAAGATTAAAAGTTCCACCAGCACCAGAAGCGCCAGTGCTATCAAAATTAATTACATCTCCGTACTTTAGATTAATTGTGTAATTATCATAGGCAGCATCATCTGCTCTCTGGAAATAATATCCAGTTGTAGTTGCTGGACTAATATCAATAGCAGTTCCATTACCAGCATCCGTAGCGTTAGCTGCTACCTTAAAATTATTATCGTCAACTCTAATAGCATAGTAAATTGTATCTGCAGACAATCCACCAATAACTAAATTGGCATCAGGTGAAGTTACACCAGCAGCGTAATGTAGAGCATCACCTGTCTGAATCCCATGCCTTAACATGTATACAGTATCAGCAGCATCATCAACAGTTGTTCCATTGATTCTCCACTCTTCCAACATTCTGTAAGCACTTGTACCATTATTGCTTACAATAAAGTATCTGTTTTTGTAGGTTTGAGTAGATGGTGCTGATCCTCCAGCATGTTCCCAATTATTAATATGGACGTTTCCACCATTAATCCATTGATTTTCAGTTCCTTCTGTGTATTCTGTATTGGTCCATCCTGGTGCTTTAACCATACAAGGAACACCTGATGCTGCCGTTCCATTGTTCCAACCTAGGTTGGCAAACACAGTCTCTAGAGCATCAACTACATCGGTTTTAGTCCAACCAGTGTTGCCGTTATTAACATCAACGACTGACTTTAAAATTGCCATCTTTATTATTCTCCTATTTGTAGTGCTGTTAGAGTGACTGTAATTGTAGTTGCTGCGCCACTTCTATTAGTGACTGCCAGATAAATGGTATCCGTTCGTGGATTGTCGTTATTGAATCCCATGATGCCTGGTGAAATCAAGATTGATTCTGCTCCAGACGTTCTCACTTCAGCAATAACACCGCTGCCTGGTGTAGGATCTTGTCCTTCACTTCTAGTAGTATCAGCATCTCTAGATGCATCATCTACATAGACTCGCACCCATGCTTCAGCATCGGTAGTAATCTTGAATAACGAATAGGCTTTGTAACCTGTAATATTTAGTTCTGCGGATGCGTCATCAGCAAGTGATGCTGTAGTTCCAGCAAGATCTTGAATCTGAGGAACAGTAGAACCACCAGTAGCGGTTAGAACACCGTTACCATCAATAGAAAGACCAGAACCAACTTTGATACCACCAAGGGTTGTAGCATCTGCTGTTGGTAGTGTGTATGATCCAGGGTTGGCATCAAGAACACCAGTGACAGGATCAATTGTTAAGTTAGCACCAACTTTAAATCCACCAAGAGCACTAGCAGTCGCAATAGGAAGCGTATATGCTGATGGAATTGTTGGTTTGTTGAGGATTTCTCCTAGTCCAGATGTAGCATTCCAATCTGGTTGAACTGGTGCTGTGCTACCAAGAGTAATTCTGTTGTTAGCACCATCCCAAGTTACGGTTGTACCACCACTACCAGTAATCTCAATGTCATCATCGTTGTTATTAGCGTCACGAAGAGTAAGAATAGCATTGTTGCTAGTGGTATTTGATCCTAGTAGATCATAGGTAGTTCCACCACCTCCACCACCTGCTTGTGCTGTAGCACTGATAGCATTGTTAGTATCATCATATGTAAAGGTGATGTTTGTATGTGTACCATTAGCAAACATCGTAGCGATAGCATCCTGTGCTTGCTCATCAGTATATAACTGAGAGGAAATATTAGGTGCTCTGAATGTAATTGTATTAGCGTCTGTATTTTCTACAGTCAGACCATCAGCACCAGCAAAAGTAATGTTATCTAATACACCATCACTTCCAGTAAGTCTTAATGTAGCATTAGCACCAGCACCTGCCTCAGAAGAAATACCATATGTGGTATCAGTTACATCATTAACAAATCTAATTTCATTATTGGACTTAATAACTGAAAGTCCAGTACCCGCTTCTAAAACTACATCACTAGTGACTCCCTGAGAATCAGACAATCTAATAACTTTCTTGTCAGCATTTGCACCAGGATCATCAATTGCACTAACAGAATATGTTAGTTGTGTGTTAGCAAGTAGTGTTGCAAAATCTGATGAGGTAGAGCTATTAGTAGTAACAACTCTCTGACTGGTCCAACTTACACCATTGGAATAATACATTGAACCAGTAGATTCTGAGAAAGCAAATGCACCTTTACTGACGTTTGCTCCAGGGAAAAATGCAATACTTGCATATACATTTTCAAATGGATCTCCAATAGGAGAAGCATCTACCCACTGATTTGTATCAACATCAGAGTAATAAATCTTTAGCGTTCCTTCATCAGACTTCCACCACATATCTCCTGGTTGTGGATTACTTGGTGCTGCATCTTGAACAACAACTTGAGCAGTAGTGCTAACAGGAGAATTTACCCACTGACTTCCATTATATCTCAATACTTCATTAACACTAGGAGAACTAATAGTGACATCTGTAAAATTATCAAGTCCACCAATGCTAGTCAAATAGTTTGGAGTCCAATTCTCCCATCTACTAGCTCCAGCATTATATTTTAAGAGTTGATTGTCTGCTAGAGTCGCGATTGTTACATCAGTGTGACCACTAATAGACCCAAGAGAAGTTAGATACCCAGCATCATTTGTGAGATCAGATGCTGCAGTTGGTAGATTATAATATGTGCTTCCATCGTTAGTAAATTTCCACTTGTCAGCAACTTCATCCCAACGAATATCTACATCAGCATCACTACCTCTGTCATTTCTAATGATGGCATTTAATCCACCAGTTGCTTGGTTCTCATTGATAACAATCTCATTGTTTGTTACGTTTAGAGTAGTAACATTATT